CAGATATATACTATACAGAGGTAAAATATGTTTGAGAAATTAAAAAAATTGTTTAGTCCAGCTCCGGAGATTATTCCAGAGCCAGTTGAACCTAAAGTAAAAAAGGCGCCTAAGCAGAAGGAATTAACTCCTAAAGAGAAAGCAACTTCTTTAGGAGAGCCTTACGTTAATATTATAAGCGTTGAACTTGACCCGGCTGATATCAATAATGGGTCATTTGAACTTGATTGGAATGATAAGTTTGTTGTTATCCTTGTTAAACAGGGTTATAAGATTCGTGCTGATGATACAGACGCACAGATTGTAGATAGATGGTTCCAAACTGTATGCCGCAATATTGCACTTGAAGTGTATGAGCAGCAGCAAGCCGATCCAGATAATCGTGAATCAGATATGCGTGTTATTCAGCAGCGTGACCTCGGTGGTGGCTTTACGGAGGTAAGTTAATGTTCACTGATTTAGAGTTGTTTGCACCAACATTTACTATTAACTGTGCTGACCTTGACACAGCAGACGAAATCTATAATATCTTTAGGACGCATAATACTAGATATTTCGTATATGTATTTTTTGCTGTTACTGGAGAACTGACTCCAACTTATCTCAAAGTTGGAGAAAGTGCGCCTGACGGTAAAAGGTCTAATCAAGGTCAATTGGGCGAAAGAATCGTAAGGCAAGCGGCTAATTTTCACGGTTATTCGAATGGTATTCCTGCTAGTAGCAACGGATGTGATTTGCGTAAAGGGGTAGATGAATTGATTAATACTAATCAATTGCCTGCTAATTTCGACAAGAACAATCTAGCTGTTGCAGTTTGGGACTTATCTATCCTAAATTGGGATTCGATTGAGGGTGGTAAAAAACACCAATCAAGATGCGCTGAAGGGCAACTGTCTAATCAGATTAAAGATTTTAGTGACGGGAACGGCACCTTACTTAACATTGTAGACCCAGAAACAAACAAAGCCTATAAAAATCCTGGCATTAGTCGAGACCTTTTTGATAGTTTATTTGAGGTTGGTGAATAAAGGGCTTGACAACTACTACGTTATTGTGTATTATATGTATATATTAACGAGTAAGGAATGTTATTATGGCTACTACAAAAACTAAGAACTTTGATATTTTCGTTTGGAATACGTCTCTCCCCACAGTAGACTCCAATGAACGTCCGTTCAACGTGCTTGATAAAAAGCCCGATGACCATGAAGCTAAAACTGTAGCAGATTTAGTTAATGAATTTATGCAGAGTCCACTAAGCAAGATTGCTAAGCGTAATATCGACAAGCAAGGTAATGTTCCCTCGTATGAGGATATCGCTGATTATCATGCGCTTCCCCTTAGTGTGCTACTAAGTGCATTAGCAGTTCAGCGTCCCGTAAATCCCGGACATGTTAAGAAGATTGCTGAGAACTATGATGGCAAGAAGGTTCAATACGTAAATGTATTGAAGATTAAGCACAAGAATAAGTGGTATTACTACATCATTGACGGCCAGCATACTGCTGTAAGCTATGGTGTAATGGCTCAATGGGGATATTTTGAAAGCGTAGGCATTACTGCTGAAAACTGGACTGATGTTAAGGTCAAGTGTCAGGTAGTAGAGTTCCATAACTTTGAATTTGCCCGCGAACATTTCTTGGGCATCAACGGCACCGACAAGCTAAAACTCGCTTATTTCGATAAGTGGAAGAACTATGTTCTTTCTAAGCGTCAGGATAATCCAAAGACTATCACCAAAGACTTGTATGAGGATGCTTTTTCTAAGCAGGTGATTATGGAAAAGTATAACATCATTCCTGTTCACGAAAAGGATGATGAGAATATTGACAAGCCTGGTGCTTTTGTTCGTGTAGACCTACTTAAGGATTTCACAGAAGAAGAAATGCATTGGTGGTGCCAGATTCACAAGTGGAACTGGGACTATCGTAGTGTTGACTCGTTTGAAGTGTCTCCGATGGTCAATCTACGTAACAAGATCAAAGGCACTAAGAATCTTAGTAACAAGGAAATCAAGGAGTTTGTTATCACTCTCGGTAACATCATTCGTAACGTTTCCGGTTCGCCAGCAGTGTTTCGTACTCTAGCAGAAGCGACCTTTAAGGAATGGTACAGTGTTGCTAATCCCGGTGAGAAGGTTCCTAGTATTCCTGCTGACGGGTCGCTTGCACTGCTTCTTCAAATCTATGAAGAACATAATGGCCCCTTTACTAATATCTCTAAGCATTTTATGGAAGACTATAATGATAACGGATATAAAATGTTTCATGCGCTTCCGCAAGACTTGCAGGATTTGATTGTAGCGTGACACAAGGTCTTTACATCGCCGAGGTGCAAGGTAAAGAACATAGCCTTAAACCCGGCATTACAGAAGACCTATCTAGTCGTATCAACGGATATACGAAGGGCGGGGATGATGTGACAATACATTTTTTGTGCATTGCCCGCCCGGGTTTAGAGGGCCAAATTCGAACCTTAGAGGAAGATGGAAAGGTATACTTCAAGAAATTCTTTTCGAAGTTTAACGGATTTAATAGAACCGAGTATATCAATATTGCCGATACCGGAATGACGCTAGAGATACTAGAAGAATACTATCGCAAAAAAATCAAGTTTATCCCCGGCATCTTTATAGTAAAAAAAGAGCATTTGCCGCTCAACAAAGAGAGCAGCAACTTAAAAAACTTTATGGAAAATGCATTGAAACATCCAGAAAAATACCTTGAGGTCATTTAAGGCTTGACAACTGCTAATATATAGTGTAATATGTAAGTATATTAACAGAGAAAGTACCACATGAAATACGCATTGATCGACACAGCTAATACTTTCTTCCGCGCTCGGCACGTTGCTTCACGCAGCGCCGACACATGGGAGAAGATTGGCATGGCTATTCACCTATCGTTAGCATCGGTCAATATGATTGTGCGTCAATACGGAATTGACCATGTCGTGTTTTGTCTTGAGGGTCGTAGCTGGCGCAAAGACTTCTATCCCCGTTACAAGGCTCATCGCAAGCTTGACGAAAGTGCAATGACAGAACGTGAAGTAGAAGAAAACAAGATGTTCTGGGAAACATATGACGTTTTCACTACTTACCTGCGTGAAAAGACTAACGCTAGCGTATTGCGTGTCCCTAATGCAGAAGCAGATGATATCATTGCTCGTTTTGTTGATTTGCATCCCGATGATGAACACTTCATTATTTCTAGTGATAGCGACTATGTCCAGCTTATCAGCGAGAAGGTGAAGCAATACAACGGTGTTGCTAATCAGCTTATCACGCTTGATGGATACTTCAATGACCGCGGTAAGCCTATCAAGGATAAGAAAACTGGTGAGCCTAAGTTGCTTGAAGACCCTGAATATCTGCTGTTCAAGAAGATTATTCGCGGTGACGCAACTGACAACGTGTTCAGTGCATACCCGGGCGCTCGTGAGAAGGGTTCTAAGAACACTGTAGGCATTCGTGAAGCATTTGAGGATCGTAACAAGCAAGGCTTCAATTGGAATAACTTCCTCTTGCAGCGTTGGGTCGATCATGAGGGCGTTGAACACCGCGTAAAGGATGATTATGAACGCAACCGCACTCTGATTGACCTTCGTGCTATGCCCGACGAAATCAAGTTAGCTGTTGATAACGTAATCAAAAGCGATATTCGCACTACTAAAATGCCGATGGTAGGCATTCATCTTATGAAGTTCTGTGGCAAATATGAATTGACTAAGATTAGTGAGCAAGGTGAAACTTACAGTAAATGGCTTAACTCTCCTTATGAAGGGATTCTGAATGGCTAAAGAACTTTTTTCGTGCAAAGATTGCAAGCATTCTACTATGTCTATGGTTGACAGGATTTTCACGTTGAATGGTCGTATAGCAGTATATGATTCTAACTACAAATGCTCCAAATTTCCTGAGGCAAAAACAGTAGTTGAGGATATAGTTCTTGGTCCAATGAAAGTAAAGGCTAAGCTGCCGTATTGTAGCATCGCCCGTCGCCACGGTGAATGCGGTCTGGATGGGAAATATTGGCAACCCAAGCATAAGAGAGATTTATTTAAAATGTTAACAAAGGAAAATCATGACTGAACTAGTCGCAAAACCAATCGTCAAGAATCAATTTTGGATTGTTACTGACGGTAATAAAAAAGTAGGTAATATTGAAGCTAACAATGCAGGTTACGGGGTGCAAATTAACGGCACCTTCCTTCAGTTTAATAACGCAGATGAATTGAAGAAATCAACCAAAATTAAGTTTGAGAGCATTGTTAATACAGCGTCAAAGCCCACGCATCCATATCCTGAATATCCTACTACTAAGCGTGTATATAACAGTATTTTAGATATTCAAAAAGGATTGCATCTGTTCACTAAAACTAAAAAAAGCAAGTGTCTACACGCTGCCGGTTACTTTATGATAGATCAGAATGGAATAAAGCAAGTGGCATTTTGCCCTAAATACATCTTTATTCAGCGTTACCCTTATCAGGGCCCGTTTAAAACTGAAACCGACGCATATAATGCGATAAATATATAAATATATAGATATGATACACATTAAAAAATTTATGGACAAGATGTCGGTTGTGGAATCCCGAATGAATAAGGATGTCATTTTGCCCATACTAGATGCACGGGGCTTGCGGGATGATGTAGCAAAGCTTCTAGCTGACTACCATGAACTTACACAAGAACAAAATAAAGAACCTAATATTATGCAGGTACAAGTTAAAGGTGGCTCATTCAAATGAGTAGAGGTCAACCTAAGGTATTAGTAGAATACGTAGATAAGAACACTTACAAGTGCGATCAAATCGTAGAGGCTGCTGGTATTTGGGCTGTGTTCTATGACGATCAACCAATCAACTTGAAATCTAGTCATTATCTATCGAACGATATTGCTCCTAAATACAAGAAAACTAGCTTTAGTAATCCAGGACATGCAAGAAACTTGTGCAGAAAATTAAACGCACAATTTAAAACTGATAAGTTTACTGTCGTGTTTATGAACAGCGGTAGAACAGTCTACCCCGATGATCTATCCCAAGACTAAAATTGAAATCATCAATCTGATTTTGATTGAGACCAAGGATAATCCTGACTTTCCTTGGAATAACATTCCCGCAGACAAGATTATATCTGAATGGTTCATTACTGGTAGAACTGGTACCGGCTTGCGACTTTCAGATGCAGGAATGACTGCCTTCAATAAAGCAAACATAGCACATTACGATTTTGAATTTACGCCACCGAAAAACGCTATGAACTCAAGTTCATGGGGAAAATATACTCTTGCAATTGATAAAAAAGTTAAATGCCCTTATTACGTAGGGGTAAAACAAGATTCCATAACACAGAAAAAACAACCCTATATTAGACTTTACGATAACAAAATAGCAATGATGATGGCTTTATACGGAGACTTTCAAAGCTACCTAGATTCGGTTAAATAGTATTTGTTT